GAGCGATGCTACAAAACCGTCAATACCAGCAAGTTGGTTGGAAATAGCCACTCGCTGATTGTTATTTTCTTCTGTATACCCAGTGATAGCACTTAAGGTATCTAATAATTCAAATTTAAACTGATGTACAAACAAGGCTAGATCACGATTGGTCAACAAGGCTTCTGCCGTTGATCCTTGACTTTTAACCTGATCCAGTTGACTGGGTTTCATCTGCTTAATTGTGTTTAAGTTCACAGTCAAGCGTGTGTTAAACGCATCAATGGTTTCTGGTGTCAGCATTAGTTATAAACTTTCGGGTTGCCCTGCGCCATGGCCATAAAATCTAGCTGTGATTCTGCATCGGATCCAGCAACTTCTGCTGCCACTTGTTGTGCCCGAGCGTCATTAAGTTTGGCCTGTGACAAGTCTTTCTTGTCAGCAGGTGTAGGCTCTTTGCCGGCTTGTGCTTTTTGACCTTGTTCAATCATTTTTATGATTTCTTCATCTGTGGGCAAGTATGTATCGCAGTCTTTGACACCCAACACATAAAGGGTATCTGCAAATGGCTTTTTGATCTTCTTGTACATTTCAGGTGTAAGTGTGCCTTGAGCGACCATTGCACTAACTTGTGTATACAACTGTGTTTGTGTTTGGTTGATGATCTGTTGACGCTGTAATTGGTTTTCTTCCGACATCATTCCAAGTGCCAATTCAATGTGCATCAATTTGCGATCGCAAAAATTCATATCATCCCAAGATTCATAATCCATAAAGATGGGTTTACCATCTGGATGATACATAGCGGCCAGTTTTTTGACGCTATAGTCATCACCATACTGTATCAAGGTACGCCATACCAACCAAATAGCTTCTTTCAAACCATCTGCGGCATTACGCACAGCGTTGTCTTGAATAATCTGATTAGGGCCTAGAGCCATTTGCAACTTGGCACCCGAATTGCCTGCCGACATTACTTCTGGGTTAAACACATCTTGAGGGGTAGTCATACCAATAATGGCCTGCGTATCCTGTTGCATACGGGTCATTGCGTTGTCGATAAAGCCCAGGTTACCACTAGGAGGTGGCAGTGGATACACATCGGTTGCAGGATCAAACTTGGGATCCAAAATAAAGATAGCGGCTTCGCCATCCTGTAGCATTTCAAAGTCGACCTTGTCGGGTTTGACACCCAAGCGTGGAGTAGCTGTCAACAAGCCCAATAAGATTTCACTGCGATGCCCAGCAGTCATATACTCTTGCATTGGTACTACTGATTCAGCAATACTCATTCCATAGAAGTTGCCTGGTAAAGGTTTTGGACACATATTGGCCACAGGAATAAACTCTACTTCTTTGGCACTTAAAATATAGCTACCTGAGAATACTATTTCAACCAGCTCAAGTTCGCCATCTCCATCGATGTCATAGCGGTCCCATACAGTAAGGATTGTGATCTGACGACTATCAGGATCTGCTCCTACTCCGGACTCTACCGGAATACCCATAACAGGAACACTGTCACGGGCGTGGATAGCCAAATTATTGAGCACACTGCCAGCTTGGTAAGCACCGTTTTGATTGTATTCAGCGTGTTCACGGAACTCCTCCATATGGTCTTGTAGACCCGGATACAATTGAACAGCTTCTTGAATGCTCATTGGATCATAGAATCCGCAGAAGCTTTGATCTTTCATTTCTTGAACAGTTGGGTCACATATCCAATAGTGCTGAGCAATATTGCGGAATTTAATATGCAAACTCCAACCGGTCAGTTTGTACTTAGCTGTGTAAATTGTGTTGCGGTTGATGGCTTCGGCAATGGCATCTTCACCTTGCTCTAATTCTGTATTGATTTCTTCAGGAGCAAATTCTTCAGCAGTGCCTTCACCTACAGCACGAGCCGCATCAATATGGCTTTGTATAGTTGACTGACGATCCTGTTCAGGAACACCAGACATAAATTGTTCTATTTCTTTAAGCACCTGAACCATATCTACTGATTGTCGGCGACGGCTTTGTCTTAGCACAGTGAGTCCAGAATCTTCGGCTTGTGCTTCAAATGCTTTGAGTTGATCTGCTGTGCCAGTTGATTCTACATAACGCACAACCTGTTCTCTGCGTGGCAAGACCATAAGCATACCATTCTTGTGCATAGCGGCGTCCATAATCCAACGCTGTAGGATAAAGTGCGGGTCATTTTCTTCGTTTAATACACGGCTGACCATATTGGTAGCTTGACGGGCCGCTTCGTCGTCATATTCATTGTCGGGCACAAAGTCAAAGTTGATTTCGCCATTGGGTGCCAGACCCTTTGAGATAACAGCAGTTACATAATCCACACAAGGTTTGACCACTGGGTGTATGTAATCGATACCATTGACTGGTGCTGTAGATTCGTTTACTGCTAGACAAAGATAATGATAATCCGATGCACGATTGACAGCGTTCTTTGTTCCTAGGTAGCGTAAGTAAGCAGCACATTTTGTGTCTAGTTGACTTTTGAGTTTAACAAAGCGACTAAGTGTAGCATTGTTTTGATTCAACTGACTGATAACTTTGTTTTTTATATCTAACATTGTGTTTAGGATCCTGTATTGTTTATTTAGTAAGACTTGAAGATCCAGGCCTAGTTAGCATTAGTTGTTAGGGTCAAAGGTTCGCTTCCATTCAGCATTGGGTTGGGCTTTTTGCACATAACGACTACGCTGTGCAGCCATCCGTTCTCTGGGTGTACGATTGTCCCAGGGTTCGGCTATGCTATTCAGGCACCCTAACAAGGCATATCTAGCACTATCAATGCAGTCATCTGGATCACTAAAACGGCCCTGTGGATCCACATAATAGTTCTGTGCTTCGCGTAAAAAATCCACACAATTTTCATTGACCATAAAGGTACCGGCTTCAAGCATTTGCCGCATCATATTGATGCCATAGGCCTTATGGTTGGTAGTACGCCCTTGATCGTCGGGTGGATTCATTATGGGCTTGGGATGCACATTTAGTTCATACTGTTCAAACAGTTCGCGTATGGAGAGAGCACTCATAGTATAACGACCCTGTGTGCCCGCATCTGGAGGTAACACTATGGGTGTGCCAAAGACTTCTGGACGCATCAAGTGATTGATATAGTTTGTAGGGTTGGCTTCTTCTATGCCCGTCACACATATTTGACGGTGTAACCAAGCTGTGCGCTCAATGGGATTCCAATACATCAAGCTGATAACAGTTCTGTCATTGACCAAGCCCAAATCCAGGGCTATCACACGGTGTATATTGTTCATTTCACGGAAGTTGTAATCGCCAGTTCGATAAGTAGGCCAATTACGGATTTGGAACACAGCACCTTGACCCATCACAGGTTTACCAGCTATACGAGCTTCACGCTCGTGCGGCAAGTAATCGCGCTCTAGCTGTGCTCTAGTTTCTTTTAATAAGAAAGCTTCGCCCCAAGGATCATATTCCGGCACATCTGACCAGGCCACACGAATAAAGTCATAGCCCTCTTCACGGTTCCAAAACTTTGATACTAGTCCGTTGAGTCCTTTTAACGGTGTAAAACTGCACAAGATCTGTCCTTGTGTTGTGGCTGTTCTGGTTACTATTTCACTGAAGAAATCATCTGGTGGTTGTTCATCAAACACAGCCAGGTTCAATTTGAAACCCTGCATCTGACGCACTTCCTGTGTGTAGTTGGCAAACAGCAGGTAGCTTTTACCTTTAGGGTGACGGATCTCAACACCCATACAGTTGGCACCATCTGAGCGCATAGTGTCCTGTATGATCCGATCACGCGGTATTGCTCCTGTGCCCAGGGCATCGCGGATCTTGATATCCTGTGTGCCTAGTAGTTCATTTTGTAGAACCATTGCGACTTGGCTCCAACCTTCACCAGCCACCATTGCGACGATTGGATGGTCAAACCTATGACCAAGCCACCAATCAGGATAGATACCACAAAGATGCATAGCCGTTTCGTAGCAAGTGGATACTGTTTTACCAATTCGGTTAGCCGCAAGTATACCGCGGCGCTGACTGGGTGCTGTAAGAAAGAACTTTTTTTGATGTTCAAATGGTCTGAAATACTTTAGTTGATTGTACCGCATATCATCTGCTACAGCTATGGCTAGTTGTTCAAAATGATCTCTGGTGGTGTGGTCCATTGGAGCAAGACTCTCAACTGTAAGTCCATTTGAGTCCATAACCCAATGTACCGCACGACGCATTAACACGCCGGAGTCAAGCATTACTGCTCCTTAAGGTCGGCGTGTATGGTCCATAGATTAAGCAAGGCCCAGCTAAGGTCTTTGGCTGAGCAGTCACTTAGTTGCACATCCGAATCCTTGCGTAGGCCTGTTTGTAAGCGTTCGGCTACCAAGCGCATACAGTGTTCTACTTGACCAGGAAACTTTAAATGAAAAGCTTCGCGGTGTGCCTGATTGATCTTTTGTTCAATTTTAGTATCCTGCGCACGACGAGCTTCTATAGCTTGA